CCTGACCACGCCTGCGCATGGCATCGGCCATTATGTGGTGGTGGCTGGAATCAACGGCAGCACCATCCACTACCAGTGCAGCACCGAGGGACCATGCCGCTCAGGCAAGCGCACCTGGATGCGCGCGTGGCATGAGGTGGACAGGCTCGGTGCCATCTATCACCAGTGGGGCATCTGCGTCTGGCGCTGATCGTGCGAGCATGGCTGCACAATTGGCTTTATGGCTAATTTCATTCAGCGATGGTTCGGCCTTCAGAAACGCGCACCGCTGAATGGGGCGCGCGATCCCGGGCTGATCGACCTGCTCGGCGGTCGCACCACCGAGGCCGGCGTACGGGTGGACGAGGCCAGTGCGCTGACATGCGCCACCGTTTGGGCAGCCGTGCGGGTGATCTCCGAGGGTGCAGCCAGCCTGCCGCTCCTCACCTACCGCCGCAATGGCAGCATGCGTGAGCGGGCAACCGAGCATCCCCTCTACAACCTGCTGCATGATGAGCCGTGTCCAGGCATTGGCTCGCTGGTCTGGCGCGAGGCGCTGTTCGCGCACGCGCTAACCTTCGGCAACGGGTACGCCGAGATTGAGCGGCGAGCTGCGGACGGCACGCCTGTGGCGCTGTGGCTGCTGTCGCCTGAGCGGGTTGAGCCGTACCGGGAAAATGACGGCAACATCTATTACAAAGTCACGCAGCCAAAAGGTGGCCACGTCACCTTGGCTGGCGCCAATGTCATTCACCTACGGGGCCTTGGCGGCGACGGCGTCATGGGCTACAGCGTGATCCGCACCGCCAGGGAAAGTCTCGGCCTGACCATTGCGGCGCAGCAGTTCGGTGCCAAGCTGTTCGGCACCGGCGCTCGGCCATCCGGCGTGTTGGAGCACCCGGGAAGGCTAAGCGATGACGCGCGCCAGCGCCTGCGTGCCGACTACGAGCGACTACACTCCGGCTTGGATAACGCGCACAGAATCGCCATTCTCGAAGAGGGGATGAAGTGGCAGGCGCTCGGCGTTCCGCCTGACGATGCGCAGTTCCTGCAGACCCGGCAGTTCCAGGTGGCCGAGGTGGCACGCTGGTTTAATGTGCCAAGCAGCAAGCTGCGAGACAACACTGGCCAAACCTACAGCAGCATCGAGGCGGAAAACCAAGCGTTTTACACCGAGACGCTCAGGCCGTGGCTCATCCGGTTTGAGCAGGAGCTGTCGATCAAGCTGCTGAACACGGTGGAGCGCCGGACCTTCTACTTCGAGCATTTGATTGAGGGCCTGCTGCGCGCCGACGTGAAAACACGGTTCGAGGTCTACGCGCTGGCCAAGAACTGGGGAATCTACAGCACCAACGAGATTCGCGAGCGGGAAAACCTGCCGCCCATCGAGGGTGGCGACCAGTTCCTGCAGCCGCTCAACATGCATCCAGTGGCGCTGGCCCCCGCGCCTTCGCCCAGCGCAGACTCCACCCCTGCCGGCGCCGGGGCCGCACCCACACGCAAACGAGGAGGCAGCAATGCAACTCGAAAAAAGAACTAGCAACCTCGAAAACGAGGGGAACAAGCTGGTCGGCTACGCCGCGGTCTACTCGCCAGCCATGAGCGAAGACCTCGGTGGCTTCAAAGAGCGTATTAACCCGGGAGCGTTTGACGCCAGCCTTGAGAAAAACGCCGACATCCGGGCGCTCTGGGATCACAACACCAGCCAGCCTCTGGCACGCACGACCAACAACACGCTGAGGCTGTCGAGTGACAAGCGCGGCCTGCGGGTGGAGATCGAGCTGCCGGAAGGCGTCAGCTACGCCGATGACCTGCGCCAACTGGTGCGCAGCGGCGTGGTGAACCAGATGAGTTTCGGATTCATGGTCCCTCCGGGTGGCGACACCTGGGACAAGGACGAGGAAGGAAACGCCGTCAGGACGCTGCACAGCATCGACCTCCACGAGGTCAGCGTGGTCAGCATCCCGGCCTACCCGGATACCACCGTCGCCTTGCGCGGCCTGCGGCAGGTGGACTTTGAACAAAGGCGCGCGCGGTGGCTTGCATCGCACGGTCATCGTGCTGCCAAGGAATTAGGTTCTCAATCAAACGGAGGTTTTGACATGTCGAAGATCGAGGAGATCAAGAAGCTGACCGAGGAGCGCGCCGCGCTGGTCGAGCAGATCCGCGCGCTGACTCCCGAGGAGCAGGCGCAGATGGATGCGCTCACCCAGGCCGTGGCCGACCTTGATGCCAGGCTGGTTGCGGTGGAGGAGGCTGTGGCCGCCTCGCCGGACGAATCCCAACTGGCGCAGAACTCCGGTGATGCCGGCCAGTCTGCCGAGGCCCAAAGGAAATTGGACGAGGTCGGCGCGCGTTGCGCCAGCCTGCTGGAGAAGCTCGAGAAACAAACGACTCGAAGGAGCGCACCGATGGACGTGAAGGTTCCCTATGTGGTGAAGGATTTGAACGACAAGGCGTGGCACAACGACCGCAAGCTGGCCATGCGCGGCTGGTTCCTCGAAGGCAACGGTCGCGCGACCGACAAGCACCGCGCCGCCGCCGAGCGCATCGGGGTGAACCTGCGGGCAAGGGATTTCAGCCTGAGCCTGTTTGACACCGCACCCCGCAGCCGGCAGGAAATCGAGCAGCGCGGCACCGCCACGCAGGTGGCCGGGACCGGCAGCCTCGGCGGTTACGGTGTGCCGACCGTGCTGATCGAGCGCATCGAGAAGGCGCTGCTCTATTTCAATCCTCTGCGCGAGTTCGCACAGGTGCTGCGCACCGAGTCCGGCGAACCGCTGCAACTGCCGACCAATGACGACACCGGGACCAAGGGCGAGCTGCTCGCCGAGAACGGCTCGGTGACCGTCGCCGATACCACCTTCGGCCAGATCACGCTAAGCGCCTACACCATGAGCAGCAAGGCGCTCAAGGTGAGCTGGCAGCTTCTGGAAGACAACGCCGTCGACCTGGAAGCCTACATCGGCGACCTGCTCGGCGAGCGCCTCGGTCGCATCATGGCCGACTACGCCGCAACCGGCACCGGCTCCAGCCAGCCGCAGGGTATCGCCGCCAGCACCGCCGGCAAGACCACTGCCTCGGCGACCGCGATCACGTCGAGCGAGATTCTCGACCTGATCCACAGTGTCGACATCGCCTACCGGCAGGATCCTTCCGCCGCGCTGGTGATGCACGACAGCGTGTGGCTGTATGTGCGCAAGCTGGTGGACAGCAACGGCCAGCCTCTGTTCCAGGAGTCTTTCCGGGTTCCCGGCGAGATTCGGGTGCACGGCTTCCCGGTCGTTATCTCCAACAGCCTGAACAGCGCCATCACCACCGGCCTGAAGACCATGGTCTTCGGCGCGATGAACAAGTTCCTCATCCGCGATGTGGCCAACATCCGACTGCAGCGCCTGGACGAGCTCTACGCCGCCAACGGGGCCGTCGGCTTCCAGGCATGGGCTCGCACCGACAGCAAGATCCTCGCCTCCGGCGCGATCAAGCACCTGGTGCAGGCCTAAGTCTGACTGAAACCACGCGGAACGAGGTACATGGCGATGAAGATCCAGATGCTCGAATCAATCAGCGGACCCACCGGCACTTACCGTGCCGGTGACATCTGGGACCACCCGGACGCTGAGGACGCGCAGAGGATTGTCGCAGCCGGGTACGCGCTACGCGTGGACCATGTGGAAGAGGCTCCGGCGTCCAAACTGGAGACGCCGGAAGCCAAGCAGGCCAGCAAGCGGAGCAAACGCTAGTGGCGCTGAAGGTACTGACAGCCGCGACGGTGGAGCCAGTGTCGCTGAGCGACATGAAGCTCCACCTGCGCGTTGACCACAGCACCGATGACTCGCTCATCTCGGCGCTGATCTCAGGCGCTCGCGACTATGTCGAGCGGCAGACCAGGCGCACGCTGGTGCACACGACCTACCGGCAGACGATGGACTGGTTTCCCGATGGCCCGATCGAGCTGCTGCGCTCTCCGGCCAGCACGACGGCGGTGGGCGGAAGCTACAGCTACGCCATGCCGCGCATCCGGTATTACGACATCAACGGCGACCTGCAAACCCTGACGCACGCCGGCGGCGACTTCGAGCTCGACCTCGACAACAACCCGCCACGGCTGCAGCTCACACCCATGGACACCTGGCCAAACACCGAGAACGGCAAGGCGAACGCCGTCGAGGTTGACTATGTGGCCGGATTCGGTGCCACGGCTGCCAGCGTTCCGGCACTGCTGGTGCAGTGCATCAAGCTGCTGGTCGGCCACTGGTACGAGAATCGCTCGGCGGTTCAGCCAGGATTTGGCGGCGAAGTGCCGCTGGCTGTCGATTCCATCCTGAAGATCTATTCGGCGGGTGACTACCAGTGATGATCGGTGAGCTGAGGCACCGTCTGGCG